CAGCCACGCTTTCGTCTCTGGCAGAAGAGCGTCTTGAAGCTGGGCTGACGTTGGTGCTGTAACTACCACCTTAGCATGGTAATGCGTAGCAATCCACCAAAGTGCCAGCCAAGACAAACAACTTGTTTTCCCAACGCCGTGCCCTGAACGGATACTGACTCCTCGGGATCCAGCAGCGACCGCTGTCATTACTTCGGCTTGCCATTTGTCTGGCTCAGCTCCCAAAATGCCTTTAACAAAAAGCACCGGGTCTTCCCGCATAAGGATTAACTGTTCGGCGTAATCCACTAACGTCTAGACGGTGTCAAAAGTCCGTTGCCTTGGTTCTGCTCATCGTTCTGTCTTTGAGCTGCTGCGTTAGCACCTAACAACCCTAACGCCCCTGCTCCCCACAATCTCTGGTCGCCCTGGCTTACTATTCTTCGCATTTCAGGCGTAATAGCAAAAGACAAATTCATTAACCCAGATGTCCTAGAGCCAGGAGTATGTTCATAAACTGCGTTATCTCCAACGTAATTTGCAACTTCCAACTTCTCAACCGTAGATAAGTCTTCGCCTAGGTATGTCGCAAAATCGTCTAACGCAATATCTGCATCGGCTCGAGTGTCAAAACGTTGGTCCCATGCGTCCCCGCCAGTTTCTGTATCTCGTATATACCACTGACCTTTAGTCGTTGGCACTACCCCTAAATCAACATTCTCAATTTCAATACCATCTAGTTGTCTGCCGTATCTTTGAGCTATTCTTGGGACGATTTTGCCGTAATACCCTACCATCCCTTCGCCACCAACGCGCAAACCACCTTCACGCAAGAACCGCATACCTTTTTGCTGTTCTATCCACTCTTCAGCATCAGCCATGCTAGTAAATTCTTTGGTCCCAATGTACTCGCGACCGCGCATAAGAGTCCAATCTTCAGTACTGCGTGTAGCGGCTTGGCCTGGACGTTGGCCTGTGACTACAATATGCGGCTCTCCATCAATTGTGTGACCTAAATCTTCGATGTGCCACTTCACTCCTCCAGTTTGGTCTGCATCCAACAACCGCTCCGCAGGTCCTTGCCCAACGATTGACGGTAAATCTTCTGGCGAAACTTCAATTCCATCAATTTCAAACTCATCTACTCTTAGACCTAAAGCTTCGCCAGCTTCTGTTCCGTACAGACGATTTGTTTTTGTATCGTATTGCAGTTGATCTACATAATCCCGAACGCCCATAGCTTCACCTGCTTGACGCCCATGCGCCCACGCTATGCGATCGTAACCACCGTCAACTGCTTCTTGAATTGCTCGCCTCAACGCAAGTTCAGTCCACTCACCAGTTGTTTCGTATGGACCTTGAGGTGGAAGTTCAGGATTACTCACGGTTGCTTCGGCCCGACGAAGAGATTCTTGTCCTCTACGAGCTTCTTGTTTTAATTCTTGCAATCGGACAATGAGCGGATTCTGTCGAAGCGCATCCTGGACAAGGGGATCGCTACGTCGATGTTTCCAAAAGGCGTAGGTAGGTTGTAGCCCATAGGCATCTGTTTCAAAAACCGTTGTGTTAGCGTCATTTGAGTGCGACCACCTTACTTTGCCGTCACCCAAGAAAGATGCCGCCTCCTCATCAACATTTTCAATCAAGTCTTGCGCGTTTTCAATCACATCTCTGTAAAGATCACTACCGCTCTCGTAGACGCGCCCAGACATTTCAGGATGTGCGGCATACGTTACTACCCACGTTCCATCTGGTTGCCTACGAATTATAGCGCCGTCGGACGTTGTAGCTGTGTCTACTGCATCTGACAGAAGATCTGGTATTACTTCTTTTTCAATCTGCTCTTGGACAAGGCGGCTTTCATCCCAAAGGTCAGTTAAATTTTGTTGTGCTCTTTGGACCTCTTCTGGGTCTGGGGTCCGAGGTTGTTGGTAACCTTTCTTGCGACCTGTCTGGTGCCAATCGCTTTGGATCTCTTCGAGAAACAAAACTTTTTCTTGTTTGCCTGTTTCGGGATTTGTGTATTCAATATCTGACATCCGCATATGCACAAGCACGTTTGTGTCAGCGGGCCAATGAACACTTTGATACTCACCTCTGGCCGCATCTTGAGCACTAGGTATCCAGCCCTCTGATCGATCAGTCAGCTCATCCCATCTTTCCAGCTCTGCATCTGTTAAAACTTCAAAAGCTTCTTCACGATAAGCGGGATCTGTAAGCGCAGAACGAGCGACATCGTCCCAACTTGTTCCTTCAGCCCAGTGAGCCTGTATCTCAGTTCTGTCAGGATAACCATTGATGTCCCAATTTCGGCGAAGCGCCCGTGCCAAGACACCCTCTTGCTCTAACCTTAAAGCAGCTTGAGCACTCTGTCCTGGGCTTTCCAACTGAAGGGTAACTTCCCGATAGTTTTCGGGGGGTCTTTGACCAGGCACAGTCCTTTCTGCAATCAGTTGTCGTGTTGGTTTGTTGTAGTCGCTACGCTCTATGCGCCAATTGCTATAAAGTGCGCGGGGATTGTCTTGATTTGCATGAATTTTTTGTCGTATCACTCCAAGTGCTGCTCGAACTTCACCTTCATGTAGTGCAGCTTCGGCATACTCACGACTTTCTAAGCCAAACTCTTCTTGCGCCTCTAAAGTTAGTTCTCTTGCTTCGTCAAGTTCCATTTGAGCAAGTTCTCTTTCTTTATAAAGATCAACTCCATCTGAAGCGCCTGAGCGTCCATACCATGATTCTCTGAGCTTGACTCCTCGCTCGTCCATTATTTGCAGTAACTCGTCTCGAGTAAACACTCGATCCGGGTTATCGCCTAACAACCCCGTAATACCCGTCCATTCCATCTCACCTGACGGCACACCTCCAGGTGTTTTCCGTATCATCCCAGCCCATTGCGATCCGGACGCACGATCTTGAGGCGCGTTTCTGATTGCCTCTGTTAAACGCGATGTGCTCATCGCGTCTAACCCCACGCGGTTCAAGCGGCCCATAGCAGCTAACGGCCCAACTAACGCACCAGCTACTGGAATAGCACTTAACCCCTCGAGAGTCGCTTGACCATACGCGCCCTCTTCTAGCAATCCAGGCACACGTTGTAGCGCTTGAGCATCTCCCGCCAACGTAAACTCACCCGCCATCTCTCCACCTAACCGTCCTACCGTTCCAGCTGGAGTGTCTGGTGTCCCTGCTGCGGCCATAGAATCCACAACCGCGAGTTCGTATGGACTGAATTGCTCATTTGGTAGAAGATTCTCTGCTGCATGTATTGCCCATCGACCTTGGCCGTGTTTGACGCCTTCACCAAACTCAGTCATACGGCGGGGCATCGCTTGTACTTGAGCGCCGATCCGCGACAACAACCCAGGATCTGGGCCGATCGCCGCCTCACCCGGGACACGTTCGGGTAACCGGAGTGGACGCACCATGCCATCCGCAGTCATGCTATGCGTTGTTGCAGGAAACTCTGGACCGACCCGCGTTGCGTCGGGCTGGGCCATCAAAATCCCTTGTAATCGAGCGTAGTCTCTGTTGCGTCTACTCGGAAGAGGATCTGGGCCTAACAGCCCTGCTGGGTGCCAAGGGTTATGGGGCATAGGTTTTATCGATAAGCGTCAGGAAACGGGCCTTGTGGCTCAATAAATTCTTGTCTAGGCATCATGTATTGAGCCGCTACGCCACCCGCCAAGAATGGCGCAAGGCTATATATCGGATTACCCGTTCGAACCAACTGAAGACGTTCTGCAATATCCCGTTGAGCGTTAGGGTTAGCAGCAAACGGTGAAACATTGTAGACGCCTGTTGGCGGGTGTGCGATCGGGGTAGGTAGCCCGATTTCAGCAATTACATCTGCGTATTGTGGTTGCGCTAACAGTTCACCCATCGGCACCGCATCCGCAATCTCATCGTGCAGTGTTCGTTGGACTTGTTGTCCATCAATCGTTCGGATAAATGTTGCATCTGGATTCAGAAGAGATTCTTCTAAAACATGGAGCGCGTTACCGTCTTTGCCCGCAGCGTTTGTCAGCCCACGAATATACGCCCAAGTCATTTCTTGGATTTCGCGTCGATCTACGGGCACACCTGTAATTCGCTCAAACTCAATAGCAGCGTTTCCGATCATTGCGTTCTGCGCCAGTGTCCGGGCCACACTGCCCACACCGCTAGGCTTAGTTCCATAGCCTCGAGCCATGTGCGTGTCGTTTGTTACAGGCAACACAGCTCCTAGTAGGTTCGCATAAAATGGACCGACCTTGGGACCACTAAGTAGGTGTGGATCGCCTTTCGCTAACACTTCATCGGTAGCAGTCAGCGCACGAATCGTGTTTTCGTAATCGGCTTGGAGTGGACTCTGGATAATCGCGTCAGCGGTCGGTACTTGTTTCGTTTTGCGTTTGCCTTTGTCAATGTATTCCACGGTTTCCCTGGGCGACAATCGACGAATCACATCTGGGTCGGTGGGACGACCCGCATTAACCCAATTGCGCCATGTCGCTAACGAATACCGCAAATTTTCCTCAACAGATTTGTTCGGGCTTTGAGCTGCGATTAACGCTGTAGCGCGTGGAGCGTCTACCTCACCAAACAACTGTCGTATCGTTTGCCCACTGCCTTTATACCAGCCACGGGCAGCAGAGCCTCGAATAGCCGCTTCTGCAAACGCTCTAGGTGTGGGCAACAACGAATAAAAACGTTGCACGTTAGCACGAACATCTGATGCCGAGTTTGCTAGCAGTTCAGCTTCTTCGGGTGTCTGCCCCCGAGCAATCGCACGATCGCGTCTAGCTTCGGCTTCAGGCGAAGCTGTATGACGCTCTAGCCGACGATGGGCAGCAGTTTCCGCTCGAGTACGTCTTGGTAATTGGTCGAGCGCACTCTCAGCTCGAGAGATCATCAAGTTACGCAGCGCAGTCCTACCGCCTCGCGCACCAGCTTGTAACACACCACCAACATACGGCAGCAACCCGAGCAGACCCGTAGTGCCTTCAAAGATCGCACTACCCCATTTGCCTTCATCCATTAACCCAGGCATCCGCTGAAACGCTCGAACTTCACCAATGCCAGGTGAAATATCGGCAGTAACATTCAAAGTGTTGTCTACAACTTGCTGATGTTGCTCTGGTTGCAATCGTGGGTCAGTCAAGTTTGCTTGCATCACGTTGCCTAACGTGTGCTTGCCCGCAATGTCCATTCCTTCCCATATCGACATCGGTGGCTGTCCAAACCCTGTCGGCGGTGGTGGCTCCGGGTATCCGCGTACTGGACG